ATGCAATAGCAGAATCTGCTGGTAACTGTCCAAAGACTTCACGAGTCTTTTGGGCTGTTAAACGAGTAGGCTCTACTGAAGCAAAACGGTTCTTTTTAATTGCACCCATTAAATTAGTCCTCCTAATTGTTTTTGTTTATTTTTTACCGCTACTAACCATTCTTCTTCGTTAGTAGTCGTTGCGCCGTATTTTTCATCCTCTAATGAGTAAGTAATTGCACCTGACTCAACAGGAAGTAAATCGGCAGAAATTCTCATTTGGAAGCTATAAGCCGTTTCCGCATTATCTTCGATTGAAGCTTCTGCTGCGGCATAGCCTTCTTCTGAGAGTCTATCTTCGACACTGGATAGGTAAGAACGCTTATCCTGTGAGATAGAAGATAACAAGTTGTTATACTCTTCTTGTAGTTGTGCGAATTGATTTCTCAAGTCCGCAAGTTCTTGTTCTTTAGAGTCCAGTGTTTCTTGAAGATTGTTATTTACAGGTACTTCTTGTGAGTCTGTCTCAGCAACTTCTTCTTCTGACTCTTCAGTTTCTTCAACTTCTGGTTCCTCAACAGGTTCTTCAGCAGCTTCCTCTGCGGCATTGGCCTCAAAGTCTTCTACTGGTTCTTCTGCTGGTACTTCTTCTGCTTCTTCTACTGGTTCATCAGAAGCTTCTTCTGCTTCTACTTCTTCTTCTGAAGTATCAGAATTTTCTTCTTCGGAAACCTGCTCTCCGCAGTCCTCTACTGTTTCTTCCTCTTCTTCCGTCTCCTCTTCTTGTGTTGAAAGAGCTTCTTGAAGTTCGGCTTTCATTTGCGAAAGGAGTGCGGCAAACTGGGCATGCTCTTCTTCGTTAGAAGAGAACATAGTTTCAAGACCCGCCCCCTCAAAGCAAGGCTCAACATCTTTACCAAGGATGCATAGGCCTAAGAACTCCGCATTTGTAATGCTATAAAGTTCTTTTCCGTTGGTGTTAATCCATTCCCCTTCAACTGTTTTAGGGTCTAATTCCATAGATTGATTGTTCTCATTGTTAGCTAATAGCGCCAACTCTGGGAAGCGCCCAGTCCATAGATAAACCTCAGTTGCGAGGTACTCTCTAGTAACACCATCCTTGTCTAAGTGAGTCTCATAGAATGGGGTTGCGTTCGTTGGAACGAAACCATAAGCAGTTGGTGCAATATATACAGAAGCAGCAGCTCCTGATTTATTGCCCTCTGCGGCCACACTACGATAAACTCCATAGTGGTCAGTAAAGTCGTTCTTAACAGAATCAAAAGCGCCAACAACTGGCACGCCGCCTAAGCGACTAGCAAGTTTTTCGCCGACCTCTTTTGAAATGTAAGAGCCGTTGCGATTTTCGCCAGTATAAAATACACGTACTTTATACTTACTAATAAGCGGCGAAATCTTTTGTTCAGTAGAGAAGTCGATAGCGCAAAAAACGTTTGTTAATTTCTTTTTGTTATTCATCGTTTCTCCTTATAGACTTTCTCTATTCGCTAGTGTTTTGTCTGATTTCTCATCGTCTGGCAACTCCGGTCTGCCGACTTCGCCAGGAGCGTCTTCTTGACCATTGGTCTTCTTGACTTGCGGCGCAGTCTGCTCTTCCTCTTCGACACCAAACAGTTCCTTTTCAAATAGAATAGTTGATACAACATCGGCTTGTCTCTGTCCAAGTATAATTGCAGGCATAACTGGAGAGTCACTTTGTGACTGGTAGAGCTTTGATAACTCATTTCTTGAGAACACGGTCACAAATGGCATCCAAATCTTTAAAGGGGTTGATTTGAGTGCCGAAATAGAGTTGAAGTTCACATCTAATCTATTCTGCAAGAAAACTTGCAAGTTGTCTAATAGCGGAAGCATTAGACTTTCATCGGTAACTATGGACTTAGCCATAGAACCAGCGTTATCAGCGTTGAATAATTTCAACGAAACACCCACACTATCATAAACAGCATTTAAAGCCTTAGCTTGAGGATTGGCCGCAACGGAGTCGCTAGTGTCCTCGTGAATGTCTACTGCTTTTATATCTGCATATGTGGTTAATACATCGACACCTGGGATACCGGATACCATTCCCATGGTGTCTCTATGGAACTGTTGCAACTCTGGCAAGGAGATAATTGGGTCTCCTGCGGAGTTAGTTCCAAACTTTTGGACAATTATCTTAGACATACTGCGCTCTAACTGAGCCATAGTCATGTCTTTGACATCATCCATATCCATTAAGTCCAAAGCAGACGCCAAGAAGTATGGCGCATCGTCTGGACGGAGCGTAAATTTATAAGTATATCTTGGGTCTAGTGTAACCCACCAGAAATCTCTTGCCAACTTAGACTCTTTATATTTCTTATATGCGGCCCGCACTACTGGAGGAAAGACCGCAAGCTTAGAGTCTCTAGTTTCAAAAGTCTCAAATGTCTCAAAATAAGCAACATTGAAGTCAATCAACGGCTGATTGTTAATGCTCTTCACGCATCGGCAGTATTGAGTTGGTAGATATTGAATACCAAAGTTGTTATCTTCAACATTCTCTTTTACCGCAATGTAACATGCTCCTTGCAGAAGCACCTTGCGTGCAATTTCTCTGCCAATCTTCTCTGGGTTAACCACCTCCATATAGGATAGTGCCCTCCACCAAGCAGACATAATCTTATTCTTGCGCTTTGGTGTATCTATGGCTTCTCTCATTTGCGGCGTTACTCGCCAAGAGAAAGTCAATAGATTTGAGAAATAGTCAATGATACGAGCATAAATCATATTAGTTGCGTAGAGACTAAAAGAGTAGTCTCTTAAGTTCGCCACATTTACGGAACGAAGTGCGTCGTAGACTTCTCCTCTTCCGTAGTTGCGCTTAACTCCTTTCTGCCCAGAAAATTCTCTGATGTATTCAGAGGAGCTCGGCGTAGAAAATGTCGGCGCAGAAGAGGCTTTTTGAAATGGTACATAATTTTGTTTAGCCATTTTTCTCCTCCATATTTTATATAATAATTCTACTACATTTTGCGGAATTTGTCAAGAGCTAAGAACAAATTTTTCGCAATAAATTTTAAAAATTTTTCAAAGAAAAGAGAAAACTTTTTCCTTACTTTTATATTCTACCACTTTTTGCGGAAGTTGTCAAGAGCTAAGACAAGTTTTCTCTAAAAATTTTTACAAAGTTTTTTCAATGATGTAATCATAAGTGAGCAAATCAAAATCCCAGTAAGGAATAGTAATCAATTTAATTCCATGGTCTAGGCAATACTGCGCCTTCTGACGGTCATTATACTTCTGACGGTGAACTGCACGGCGGCCACCGAAGTGGTCAACCGCTCTATAGTGCTGCTCACCTTGGAACTCAATAGCATAATCTATTGAGCCGTCATCGGCAAATATTACGAAGTCCATGCGGAGAGGGCGCCCCGAAGAGGAAATCAAATCGGGGAACTCGTACTCTCTCGCAAAATGGACATGATTATCTTTTAGAATTGCTTCAACTTTACGCTCACCTGCGCTTCCTGCCATACATACCTCCTCGCCACATCGAACCATTTTCCATGGCCGCACGTCTTGAGCGGCGCTGGAAGTCTCTGTTGAAATTGCGGCCTTGTGTAGTGTTACGGTAGTCTTCTCCGCCACCTGCCAAGTTAATCATTGTTAAATCGAACTCTCTACGTTGAGTCTGCTCAATGCGTCTAACATACCATAGCGCATACTCAAATGATGAGAATTTATCTTTTTTCATGCGAGTAGAGATTTTTCTAAGAGTTACCGCAGAAGAGTCTGGTGAAGCTTTACGTAAGTTCATCATTTCTTCTTTGAGGATACGTGTCATTGTGTAAGGACGAAGTATCTCAATGCGGCGCTCAGAAGAGTAGTTCTTCCAGTCTAGTTTTCTCTGCCATTGCGCCTTAGCAAGTTGCTCATCGATTAGGAACTGCACCTTACCTGCTGCTAATTGTGCAGCGACAAGAACGTGAGCTTCTGTATTGAACGACTCGTTGGCCTTGACTATCCAAATCATTCCACTGTATCTCTCGTTAGGTACTACATAGAACTGCTTGTAGACTTCTGCTTTGTCAGAGTTTCTATCTATTCCAAGAGCAGGTAGGACGTCTCCAGAGTCGGTTACAGTGTCTACTGTTAAGAAGTCAACAAGTCCGACACCAAGACCATTTCCGTCGATTACAAGCTTATCTACTTGGAATTGCATTATCATCTGCTTAATGGCAATGGCCTGTTCCTTGAAGTGCATCTTCTCAAAAGCGAATAGATTTACGAGCTTCTTCATGTAGGTGCCGCCTGGCATCGGCTCACAGTAGAGCAGAGAGACCGTTGATTGGTCAGAAGTTCTACCTACGTCATACCCTAAAATAACCTTAGAGTGCGCCGCAACTCTTGGAGGTCTCTCAAACCATGGTTGCGGCAAGGTTCTAGCTCTATCGAACATTGTGCTAGAGAAGTAGCTGTTAGCGTTACCTCCACCCCAGATAGACTCATATTCACGGTCGAATGTAAGTTCAGAGTAGGAACCGTCTTCTTTAAGACCCTTAACGAAGTCTTTAGGAAGCAAGCCCGCATTAACAGATTGACGATAAGTACCACCAATACAGATGGACTCTTTAGGGCGGATAACCGACCAAATCAAAATCTGACATAAGCGGTCATAGGCATAAGTACCCTTGTCTCCTGCGGTCGTGATGTAAACTTGAGACTGATTAGTAATGTCGTTAGGGTCTTCTTGCCCACCAGTTGCCTTGCGGGAAATGTTCATCATAGGAATGATAACGTCTTGCAGAACCTTTCCGTCCACCTTAGCAGACTCTTCCACAATGCCACAAGTTCTACGCTGACCTCTGGCACGTTCACTGGCACCTACTACGTCAAGGACGGAGCCGTTCTTGAAGATAAGGCGTACTTCATCTCTCTGAATTTTAGTAGTCTTGTAACCGACACCCAAGATAAGCTCATCTTGCAGCGCAGGGAAGAACTTCCAGATTTCATCAAGCTTCTCCTGTACGATAGAAGCAGACTGGCTCTTACCTGGAGATACTACGAAGGCCTTCGTTCTAGGATATAGAACGCACTTCACATAGTTGGCAAGAAGCGCCAAGAAAGATTTAGAGTATCCACGAGGGAAGGTGCAGTAAACGTAGCGGCGGCGTAGCACGGCCCGCAAGAAGATACGCTGATAGAAGTAAAACTTAAAGCCCGTCTCCTTATCTATCAGAGAGTCTAAGAAGATGTCGGGGTATTCTCTATAGAACGAGAA